AGACTTTTCTAAGTTTGATGGAACAATTTCGAGGTGGTTACGCTCCAATGTTGAGCGTGCAGCCTACGAATTGTTCTTCGAGGGTTGGGCTGAGTTGGTCAGCAAAATATGCATGGCAGAATGTGAAGCAACCGCTAAGACGAGATACGGTGTGAAATATCAACCTAAGAATTCTCGTTTAAGTGGATCACCGCTCACCACCGATGGGAACACCATGATAAATGCATTCGTAGCGTTTGCAGCACTTCGAAAAGTCGGGTGTTCACCAGCTGAAGCTTTTAAGGAGATTGGACCAAAAGCTGGTGATGACTCAATAGTGACCGCGAAGGTGAAGGATACTCTGATCCAAGTCTGTGAAGATTTAGGATTGGAAGTGAAGGTCAAGATAATTCGAAAGAATAATCCAGTTCCCTATTTGGGTAGATACTGGCTAGACCCATGGACCACCCTCACCAGTATGCAGGATTTGACCCGCACATTACCAAAGCTGAGCGCAGTAGGAAGTAGACAACACAAACCTTCTGACGCTTTAGCTAATAAGTGCAAGGGTTATTACGTCACTGATGCTTATACACCTGTGCTAGGATCCGTATTGCGACATTTGGCACGCAAACATGGATTCAAGCTAGATGCACCTCCTAAATTCGACCGGATAGTCGGGAATGATCGCGAATTAATCCGAAAATTTCAAGACGGACCTTTCCCGAATGACCCTGGTGACAATCCCGAGTTGGTTTTTCTTGCAGCGAAAATGCTGAACATAGAACCAAGGGATTTGTTACAGATCGAATGGGATCTCGACAATGACACAGTCACTTTTCCTATTTTAACAACTGATGTCAAAATCGCAGAAACCCTTTCAGCTAGTGTGAACGGTTGGATAGTGGCACCGCCAAAAAGGCAAAATACGACTAAACGTGCAAATGAATGCAAACAAAAACGGCAAGGGCCAAAACGGCCAGCCAAAGAATGGAAACGGCGGCCAAAACGGCCGACCGTCGCGGCGACGCCGCAACAATAAAACTAACGGGACACTCAAGGCCTTGGGGTACCAAGGTGGCGCAATGCCTCTCTCGTATGCAATGGCAAATGTTCGCCCCGTACAAAATCAGAAATGTCGTCATTCAGGCTCGGATTTTATTACACCGGTTGTTGTTAAATCTGATATATCCTTGCCTAGTTCTAGAATATTGGCGGAATTTCCAATAACACCATCGGCTTTTCCCGGTACTCGTCTCACGCAATTCTCAAATCTTTATGAGTTTTACAAATTCGTGAGTTTGCGTTTGAGATATGTGCCCGCTGTGCCGGTGACTTTGGCCTGCCAATTGGTATTATATGTTGATTTGGACCCGTCTGATGATGCGTCCATCATTACTGATGCAGACTTCCTGATTCGACAGGCTGTCGCACAAACTGGAGCCCAACAGTGGAATTTTCATACTCCAAAGGTCATACCTATGGCCATGAGGGCTGATCAACAATTTTACTTTACTGGAAATGATCGACAGAACGTACGTTTCACACAACAAGGTAGAGCTTACCTCATTCAGGTCACCGAAGCGGTAAACGTTTCAGGAGACCCTATCACTCGTGATATTGAGGCAGGCTCAATATTCTTTGATTGGGTGGTGGATTTTAACATCCCTCAATTGAACCCCGAAACGTCGTTCGTTACCGCAGTTTCTAGCCAGACGGTCAATTATCTTGCTGGAAACCTTTCTGAAAACTGGGAACCAACATGGTTACCAGGAGGCGAACCTATCCTCCTCCCTAGGACGTCTTACGTAGTCAACTTGAGATACAAGCGAAAAGAGATTGACTGGATCGGACCACCAGCGACTGCCATCACTGTTACTGTTGATGGTCGTAACACTGGAACCATTACTGTAACATCCACTCAATTCACTCACAGCATCATACCATTTAT